CGCTCGTGATGGTCGCCATGCTGGCCTCCTTCTCTCTCTGTTGTGTGTGTCCTGCGCCCCCGCCTGGCATGGCCCGGTCGCCCCGGAGGAAGGCTTCCGGCAGACGGAGACGCAGGACTCGCGTCCGCTTCCCTTACTGCGCCTCGCTACGCCATGCCGCGTGCGAGGTCCCTACGATCAAGCGCCGTTGCTCGTCTCGATCACCAGCAGCGTCCCGTCGTAGCCGGTGGCCGCGACCTTCGCCCCGCCTTCCCACCGCAGCGTTTCCGTCATCGCCCCATCACCACCGATCGGTGCGTCCACCCCCATCAGCTTGATCCGGGGGACGAACACGCTGATGTACGCCTGCGGAACCGACCCCGGCTCCTTCATCAGAACGTGCAGTTCCAACTCCGTCTCGTTGATGTAGCGGGACAGGTTGGTCAGCGACTCGCGGAGCACCGTGATCGTGCCCGAGATTCGCGCATCGTTGTCGAACACGTCCGGCGTGGTCGTGCTCCCGATCACCGGCAGCGTCGCCGCGTTGATCTCGAGGTTCAGCTCGAACGCGGTCGCTACGGCGATATCCGACCCACCGAACGCGATGTTCGCGTCCGCGAAAACCAGCGGCTGCGACGTGTACTGCGTCGGGCTGACGTAGTACGGGCTCGCGGCGGTAGCGAGCGCCGTGGAGCTCATGCCCATCACCCCGAACTCGACATCCGCCATCCCGTTTGGTGAGCCCCGGAGCCTCATGCTCGTGAACCGGCAACCGCCGAACACCTCGGACAGCGTGATGTCGGAGTTGTGCTCTTGGACGTAGAAGGTCCGGCGGGTCGCGGTCGAACCGTTGACCAGCTTCTTGCCGCGGGTCATGGTGAACGTGGTGTCCGCGGTCGTGGTCGCCGTGAACACGCTGGTGCCAAGCATGGTGATCGTATGCGTAGCGACCGCACCGACCCGGGCGTTGATGTTGTTGTTCGCAGCCGAGCCAGCCACCGACCCGGTGATCCTGAACACGTCACCCACCCGGATCCCGGCCTGGAGGAAGCCCGAGCCGGTCGAGGTGTTGGTGGCTGTGATGGTGTTCGTGCCGAAGGTGATCGAAGCGAGCGAGGCGGTCGCGCCCGTGATCACCAGCGTGCTCGCGGTCGAGCGCATGACGGCTTGGAAGATCGTGTCGAACGAACCCACGCTCATCTCGCCAGAGTAGGAGCCGTCCACCATCTGGCTCCCGTGCCGCACGATCGAGGTGAGCAGATCGCTCCGCGACTCGGCCGAGCGGATCCCCTCCTTCCGCAGTCCAAGGCCGGCCGACGGCGTGATCCGCAGCTGTTCCGCGCTACCCGTACCGGGCGCGGTGTTCTGGGTGGCCTCGACCTTGAATGCAACGATTACGTTCTTCCCGAGCTGGGGCACGATGGCCTCCCGTGGTTAGATGGTGTTGGCGACGCGGATTTCGAGCGGGAACGTCACCGGCACCGTCGCGTAGCCGGGCTGGAGATTCAGGAGTTGCCCCCGGTACGGGCCGGTATCCGTGCGGACTCGTGCGACCTCCGACCCGAACGAGATCGCGGTGCGCGGCGTGAACAACTCGAGCAGCGCGTCGGCATAGCGGACGGCGGCACCGACCCCCACGTCCTCGGGGGTGTGGATGCGGAGCGAGTAGAGCGGCCTGAGCTCGAGCAGCCCCAATGGGCCGACGGTCATCTGTCGGGACGGGCCAGGGATGTACTGCTCCTCCAGCCAAGGCGTCCCGGTCGTGGGCTCGAAGGCGATGTTCTCCCAAGCGCACCGCGAAGGCAGCCCAACGGTCAGCGTCCGACCGGAGGCCGAAGTCTCGGTCGTAAGCGCGGTGTCCGTGGTCAACGTCGAAGCCGTCACGCCAGTCACGACACAGGGCGTGGACGACGCGAACCCGGAGGGCGTCACCTCCATGCCGACCGAGAACCCATCGGTGATGAACGACCCGGAGGAGCGGGTGAACGCATAGCCCGAGGCTCCGAGGTTGACGCCCGAGCAGGACGCGACACTCAGGGTCGCCAACCGCGCACGCAGCGCGAGCATGAGCGAAAGCGTGTCAATCATTGACGGCCTCCGCGGTCGCGCTCTCGAGGATCCTGTCCCACCCTGCGATCGTGAGCTTGAGCGAGTGCGGACCGCCCACCTTCGATCGGAACTGCATGGGACGGGGCGTCACAGTCTTGCCGTTCGCAGTCGTGTAGGGCTGCTGCTGGCCCTCCTCGATCGCCTCGGCGTACTCGACGTTGGTGGCGATCTGAGCGAGCAGGGCTTCCTTGAACGCCGGGGTCCACGACCCCACAAGGTTGCCGGTATCGACCGGCTGGCCCGGTGCCCCGGTGAGCGGTGAGCCCTCGGTCAGAGACGTGTGGACCTTGGCGACAGAGCCGGCGAACACGTCCTTCCCGCGCTGTGCGACCAGGGTGCGGAACCCGTTCAGGTCAGAAGCGAAGCCCATAGTCATCGCTCCACGATTAGGCGGGCCTGGATCGTGACCCCATCGGGGGCGAGCGGCAGCACGTCGCGCACGGTGTAGGTCGCACTCGCCCACACCAGCGTATCCCCAACCTGCGGTGTGTCCCCGTAGGTGTCGGGCACGAACAACAGCGTCGGGGCCTCAGACTCGACCAGCCCAAGGGCGCGGTAGCGGTTGGCGTCGCCACGCACCCGGATCGCGGTCCCGACGATCGTGGTCGTGGCGGTGGTCGAACTGTCGGTCAGCTCGTCATAGGTCTGGGTCGTGCGGGTCAGCGTGACGGCCATTAGACGCCCGCTCCTCGCACGGCCCGCAAAGCGGCGGCGTGCTCGCGTGCGTAGGAGGCTTCCTCGGCGGCCTTGACCATCCGATAGGCCGCGGCGTGCTCGCGTGCGTACTTGCCGGTTACCGCAGTCGCGGCGGTGGGCACAGACACTCGAGCGGTGACGGTCGCACGACCCGTTACCGTCGCTCCGAACGCGCGCACGACATTGATCGCGGCCGTAGTCGTGGCGACCCCGTCGGCCTGAGCGGCGCAGGAACGGACCGTGCGGATGCTGGCCGATGCGGTGGCAGCTCCCGCGGCGGTCGCGGTGCGCGGCACCAGCTTGGCGATCGAAGCCGTGACGGTCGCCGCACCCGCAGCCGTAGCGGTGATGCTGCGGATCCTGAACACCGAGGCGCTTACGACAGCAGCGCCAGCCGCCGTAGCGGTCAGGGTGCGGGTGGTCCCGCCCCCACTTGCCGAGACGGAAGCCACACCCGCAGCAGACACCGGGCCGAGCGCCCTGCGGGTGCTGATCGAGGCAGACGCAGTACCAGCTCCCGCCGCCGTAGTGGTCCCCATACCACGCTGCACGCTGTCGGTCGCGGACACCGTGGCCCGACCAGCGGCTGTAGCAGTCCCAAGCGTGCGGATCGTGCGCCCAGAAGCCGAAGTGGTCGCCACACCAGCCGCGCTCACCCCACCCATCACCCGGATCACCCTGACCGACGCAGACACCGTGGCCGCGCACGCAGCCGTTCCCGTCAACTGGTAGGTGGACCCACCCGCCGACGTGTACTCGTCTGCGCCGATGTCCCAGGTGCCAGAACGCGTCGCCGCGTCGAAGTCGTCGGTGAACGTGCCCGACAGGTCGGTGCCCGAGTCCTTCCACGCGGTGTCGCTGGACGCGAGGTGCCAGTTGCCACCCGCGCTGTCCACGAACGTCGGCGTCACGCTGTTCTTGGAATTGCTACCCGGCGCATCCGACGCCACGTCAGAAGCGTTGTAATCAGACGAGGCGTTGAACGACCCGTTGAACCCGTCCGCGCTACCGAGCCCGTTCGAGTAGTAGCCGTTATTCTTCGCCAGCACCCCGGTCCCGCCGGAGTAGAACCCGCCGACGCAGTTGACCGCCGTATTGTTGAACAGGTTCACCGTCGCGCCCGACCCGTTGGTTGAGTCGAACGCCCGCATCGACGTGCGGTTGTAGTCGATGATGAAGTTGTTGCGGATATGGTAGGTCGGGTCCGAATCCGCGATGACGATTCCCTTCGATCCGTCCGCGTTCCCCACCCCGAACGAGCCGAGGATTGTGCAGCCCTTCACGGTGATCGTCCCGCCGGACAGCGTGATAATGAAGATCGCGCCGTCGTTGGGAGAGCTACCCGAGTCTTTAAGCGCCTTAACCTGGATGCGCTCGACCACCGTGTACTCGTCGGAGATAATCATCTCCGCATCGGTACCGGACGCGGGCTCCAGCCGGTAGGCGGTGCTCGTGTTGTACGGGACCTGGGCCTCCGCTCCGCTCGCCGGCTTGATCCACATATACCGGGTCGCGTCGGTGGTCGAACCGTCGATCGTGACGCGGGTCGTGTCGGATCCCACGTAGCACTCGGCTACCTGGACTTGATCGAGCGAGA